GTGTCAAACCGGTTTCAAAAAAATGACCACCTTTGACCAAATTGCACTTTTGGCACAATTGCCGCAAATTCCACAATTCATCACTTCCGTTCAAACGCTTTGGAATCACATGATCAATGTGCATCTGGCCTTCGGTCTGGCCACACATCTGACAACATCCATCACGCTTCAATACAGCTTCTCTAATCTTGCGCCAACGGCTGGTGCTGCCACCTTTCCAAGCTCTTGACATCAATGCCACCCGTGCTTTCGCCAATGCGCCAAAGCACCATTGCAAATCTTGCCTTGATATCTGTGATCGATGTATCTCAATGTCCAATCAATCATGCGAAAGCCATCCAGATTGCGATACTTTGTGTTTCGCATTTGACCCAAACCAAAGTGATTACCATTGGGATTGATTGCCTCAACACGCCAATTGCTTTCCTTGGTTATCAATGTGTTAAAGCATTGGAATTCTTTGTAATTGACAATTCTTGAGTGTGCATAAAGCTTCAATGAATCAATTGATGGCTTTGTTGTTGCATCTTGTGTGGCACTTGCCGGTGTTGTGATAACAACACATAGCGCGGCCAATAGCACCAAGCATCGCTTGCGAGCTATCCGCCACAGCGGCTCGCCCACGAGCATGGAGCGTACCGACCCATGCAAATACATTGCAACATTGAGCGTGCGCTTGGGCGTTGCGCACAGCCTGTGGATAATGTCTGTGGATAACTTCATAGATGCAACCTATCCTCACAGCGCTTGCAAAACCATACAACCAAGCCATCATCACGATCATATTCATTGACCATGGTGTCATCATCGCAATCGCTGCAATTCATAACCCCACCAAATCCGCTGAAACTGTATGTGTGCTTCATGATTTACCCCATCCGGTGCCTTTGAATACAGCTGCCACATTGCTCCAAATGCGTGTCATTGGAATTGCACAAGCCATGCAATTGCCAGCATCGACATCGCCATCACTATCAATGGCACGATTGATGATCGCCATGGTGCCGCATTGATCACATTTGAATTCATAGGTTGCCATCTGACAATTCTCCAATCCTGTCATCATCGACCAGCTTGATGCCAAATGTGCCACATCCCATGCATTGGGCAAACCACTCATGAGCTGTGAGTTCGGCACCTTTTTTGAGGCCATGGCGTTGCTTTGGCTTGCCATAAAGCTTCTTGCAGATTGAACAATCAAATTGCAGGATGTGCATAATTGCTCCTTTGTAAAGTCTCAATTGGTTGCAGGTTAATTTGTGGAACGCTCCAATTGTTTTGTGATGCATTTCGATAGCGCGGTTTCTTAGCTATCGCCACCGGTATCCAGCCAACGATGTGCATTTTTGGTGAATTACCTGTGACGAGTACGGCAATGTCACGATCATGGCGATCAGATTCCTGAATCCACAAATTTGAGTGTGGATTGCTAGACCATTTGACCTCAATGTGCTGGCCCACATCAGCTTTGGATTTGTCCCATGTGATGCCGGGCGTGTATTCGTATCCCAAAGCTTTGGCAACTACCCACTCAGACACCATTGATTCGGCGTTTTGTGCAACATATTCAAACCATGACAAATTGCGCACGATGCGTGAGCTGTGATCAGCACTCCGATCATGGCAATGAGAAATCGCAGCAATCATGCATTGCACTTCCTCGATGCGGTCGATCATCGGCAATCACCACAAAACCAAATAACCTTTTCGTGATGGTCATATCCTTTTTGGTAGCCAAATGAATCAAGCCTGACAAGCTTTGAGCATTTGTCGCATTGCTCAATTTTGTATTCCTCAATGATTTCACCATTGCACATAAGCTTTGCTTTCATTTCTTGTGGATAAATGATTTCTACAAAATCGCTCATACTTGTGGCTCCCATTTTCCGGTTGATCGCAACACATACCAAAGCGGTTGGCATTGAGTTGCCTTTGTGCGCTCTGTGCAAAAGTAGCCGCCCCATGACTTTGGTGAGCCATCATGTGATTGCTTCCAAATGCGGTGGCCATGTGAGCATTGCGGTGCCTCTTGTACGAGCTCACCACCCAATTGCTTGGCAATCTCATCCATCGATGATCCAAATGATGGGATGCCGGCTTGCTCGGCCTCGGCAGCTGTTTTGTAGCTTGGCACATCACCAAATTTGGTTGCCCATGGATCATAAACATCAGCGGCATTGACCTTTTCCATGGTCTCTTTTGTTGCCTTTTCTGCGCCTCCCATAACCAAGGCCATCACGCGCATCAAAGCTGAGGTGGTCGTATCTTCGCAAAACCATCGCTTCATATTGGAATTAAAAGCCTCTCGATAGCCAAAAGCGTAATCAATGCCGGCTGGCTCTGTTTCCTCTTGGTTGCGCCATGCCTTAGCTTGTACCAGCACATAGCCTTTTTCAGCATTGAATTCGATGATGTGAGCTTCAAGCCTGCCATTTGGAAATGTGCGCAACCAACGATCGGTGCGCTCTTTGTTGCCTTCATAGTTTTCCAAGAATCCGGCCATTACTTGGCCGCCTTGTCATTGAGCTGCGAAATGTGGCGAGATACGGCCCGGCCGCGTGTATAGCCTTGTCGCTGGCCTTCCTTGAATCCGACCGCGTAGCTCATGACAGCCCAAAAGGCTCCAGCAATGATCATAAAGATCACAATTGATAATTCGTTCATTGTATTGCTTCCCGATTCGGGAACTACTGTGCTTCGCTCCCAAATAAAGAGTGACAGGCTCAGCCGACAAATTCAACAATCACGCTCAAATCATGGCGTGTCGTTACCGGTAAAACGCTTTTCCATTGCTTTTTCATACTCAGATTTTTGCTGCTTGTCTTTGAGGCCGTTGGATGCTAAAACCCCACCCAATGACCCGGTGAGGAAAATTGCCAAAGTCTTGAGCAAATCGATGAAAGCTGCATCATTGGGAGCTTGTGCCCCAATTGGCTGTGTCACAAAGATCAATGCATATGTGATGCCCAATGTGACAATTAAAAACACAAATGACAAAACCGCGCCAATGAGAAACATCAGCCGTGCCTTGATTTCCTCTTGACTTAATCGCTCTTTATTCTTTGAGGCCATCACCAATCACATCCTCTGTGCAGGTACCTGTCACCTTGCATTGTGGTTTTTGGCACTCTGGATTTTCCCAATTCTCGTGCTCCTGACATGGGTATCGCACCCAACCTTGATAACCACACCCGGCAAGGCTTAGTGAAAGGATCAAGGCCAAGCCTGCCGCGCGTAGTCTCGGGATCATTTCCCCGTTGATCCGAAAGCTTTGTCAGCTGGATTTAGCCAACGCAAAATGACAGGCACAACAGCTGCCACGCCACCCATTGCCATTGCTTTGAGATCGCCACCGGCCATATACACGGCCAATGCAGCTGCGATATATGAGCGGCCCCATGAGGCTGCAATTGCTTTTGCTTGCTCCATCATTTTTCTCCTTTTGGTCGATCCGGCAAATCACCGGAAAACGCGCCATAAGTTGGTCGGCCGTAACCGACAACAAATGACCTTGCTCCCAAACTTCTTGATTTAACCATAACCTCGCCACCATTGCGCTGATCGCCACCGCCTGATGTGTTGCCTTCGATTGTCACAATTTGTTTGTCTGAAACCCGGATCACCAAGCCAATGTGATTGATTGTGGTTTTGTCATCGATGATAAAATCAAAAAAAACAAAATCACCAATTTTTGGCTCGGTGTGCCATTTTCTCATTTTCTTGAAAGCATCAGCTCCAGCACGGGTGCTCACCACATTTGGCACATCCACACCAGCTTGATCGGCACACCAATTGAGAAATGACCCACACCATGGCAGCTTGTCGGCTTTCATGTGTTTGCCATACTTTGTCTCATTGTTGCCGGTTTCAGCTGTGCCCACCTCAGCGAGTGCAACCTGAATCAAGCGCGGCAATGTGCCTTGTGGAAATGTCATGAAAGCAACAATTTTGCTTGATTTTCTGTAATGCCTAATTGTGCAAGCAACGCAGCCTTTTCAGCTGCTTTTGTTGCTTCGGTTTCCGCTTTTGCTTGTGCAGATAATTGATCGGCTTCCCGTTGTGCCAATTCATCTGCGGTCATTTCGCGTTCAATGATTTCGCCTGTTTCAACATTGTGAATTTTAACAATTGGATTTGTCATTATTTCTCCCCATATAAAACATAAGTACCACCTGAAAATGTGCCACTGCTTAAAAATAAATCAATGCGGCTAATTGCCGCAAAAGTTGCACCTGTATTCCACTGAAACCCGTACCAATAAAAATTGGAATTACCTGGTGAAGTTTCATTATTGGTCATGGCTTGGTATTGCCCCATTTTCCAATTACCAGCAAAAGCATAATCTGGTATATCAATAACAATTGATGAATAACTTGTCCCATTATCTTGACCTCCACCGACATTGATTTCGCTGTTACTGAAACCTCGACTTGAATTGGTCATGGCTGCAATGTCGTTATAAGCAGCACTTGAATCATTATTGAAGCGCATACGAATTGGCTGCCCATCATCACTTGGATCAAATCTGCGAATCACCAATCGTAGATTGTTATATGCACCGCTAATTGAACTCAGCGTTACAGTGCTGCCTGATAAAGTACCGCTTGCAAGTGATGTCATACCGCCCGAAGAAGGTGTTGTCCAAGCAAGTCCAGTTGCTGCAGTTGAGTCAGCGGTCAAAACCTGTCCGTTTGTGCCAACGGCTAAACGGGCAGGTGTATCAGCTGCGGTTGCCCCAATAAGATCGCCTTTTGCATCAACAATAGCGTTTTGAATTGCGTTTGAATCATCTTGCGCAACCCATGTAAAATCCATGTCAGTGTTTGATGTCTTTGAAAGTACTTGACCTGTTGTGCCGCCTTTGAGATCCATCAAAGCTGTATCGACAGCCTGACCAAAAACCTCAAAATCGGCTGGCAAATCCGTGACCAAATCTGTGGTCGTTGGCATCTGCCATCCAAAATTGCTCGTTGGATTGCTCATGTTTTCTCCTTACGCCACAATTGTGGCATTGATCCAATCCAAAGTTGGATTGACTGTGTTCCATGCTTCCGTGACCGGTACATCGTTCCATCGCATTGCTTGCAATGAAAATGAAATCGGTGAGACGATCATTGAAATGCTGACTTGATTATATCTGGCGGAAAATGTCCAGCCTTCAACGAAACCCAGAAAATCGCCAGAATTCATATTGAGTGGCAGATTGGCAATGTTCACCGGCATACCCATGAAAACATTGATCAAGGCATCCCGATCAGCATCGTCAATTTCTGGGTTGGTAAGCTCAAAAGTGATGTTGTTGAAATTAAAGCGTGGATAAGCTCTTAAACCAAGGTAAAAATTGGCTTGATCCAAAGCATCACTTGAGTTGTGCAAGGTTGTGCTGATGATCTGCGCCAATTGGCCATACAAGGCAATTGAGGCTGCATCGCTCGCCGATTCCTCGGCCGATGATGTGGCATTGTATTTGATGGTGATTGAATTTCGCACATCGCCTGCGCGTTGCTGGATGCTCAAACCTGAAGCCAAAGCGTGATTTGCCGTGAGATCAACATAACCATTTGCCGCCAAATAGTTTGTGCGGTGTGTGCTGTCTGCATAACCAATCCGGCCTTGAGCATCCTCGAAAATGTAACCCAACCCCGATGTTGCCAAAGCTGAAACCAATGAATAAACATCCGTGCGGTTGGATGATCTTGCTGCCAGTTCGTAATTGCCTGGGCGATCAATTTCTCCCAATCCTGAATTTTCAGCATCTTGCCATTGAGTGATTGGATCATAGGTTGCCCACTCCAAAGCTTGCGGAACCTCTTGCCATGAATCAAACAAAACAGCTTGCAAAACATCAAAAATCTGATCACCATCAAATTCTTTGGATAGCACACCATCGGTCAAAGCTTTTGGCAATCGAGCCAATGCACCCAAAGCAATGATGTTGATTCGCTGCGCATAATCGACCGAACCCACCTCGGCAACCGAGATTGCAATATCAACAACCGAGCCGCCAAAAATTGGCACAAATGTGTCTGTGGAATCTTGCAGCTCAATGGTAACTGAATCATTGATTCCAATTGCAACATTTGATTGATCAAGATTTATGATGTCCAGATTTGTGTATCCAGCCTGCGCTTGCTCATAAATGTTTGTGCGACCGCTCGTGATTGTAAGATTTGCCAAAATAGCGGTTTGATATTGCACACCGCCAATGGTTACCCGCCAAACAGGATTGAAAATGCTCATGCGATTTGCAGGTTATTTGCGCCACCTGTGCCGCGATAAAATGAATCGTTAATCGTGTCCACAATTTCACGCGCTGTTCGTTCGCGGTCAAAAGCACCACTCACATTGATGTTGTAAGTTGCGCCGGATGTTGCGGCCTCAGCTTGTCTAAAACTGCCAGCATTGAATGAGCCTGAAACAATGTTGTTTGTTACAGCTGCGGCTGCTGCCACAGCTGTGCTGATACCTGTTGGCGTTGGCGTTGGCGTTGGCGTTGGCGTTGTGGTTATTTTTGGCACCGATGGTGCTGCAAAACCTGATGCAAATGGGATTGCACCGGTTGATGGTGCTGGCACATCGCTATCGCTTGACCTTGCCAAAGCATTTGCTCCAGCTAAAACGCCCGCAGCTAGTGCCACCGCACCCGCACCCAGCAATGGATTGAGTGCGAAAGCTTGTGCAACGCCTGCCACGATTGCCGATGATTTCAAAAGGTTGTAAGCAGCAATCAAAGTTTTGATGGCCGCAATAGTGGCTGCAATACCTGCGGCAATTTTTGAGACAAGAAAAATGCCTCCGATGACGGCAGCCGTTGTGATTAACACATCCTTGTATTCGATAACTGTGTCGATAACATTGCGAACCTTTTTGCCCCACTCAATTGCCGCTTTTTGTGATTCGGTCAAACCTTCTTTAAGGCCATCCTCACCAGTCAAACCATCAACAAAGCTTTGTACGACAGGCACAACATTGGTCAAAATGTATTCTGTCAAAGCTGTGACCGCTGGCAATAAAGCTGCGCCCACTTGCTCTTTTGTTTCATCAATGGCAATTGATAATTGTTGAAATTTGAATGCAGCTGTTTCGGATTGATTTTCAATAAAGCCATCAAATGTTTTGTTTAGCAATTGCTGTGTTTCATCAAATGTCAATGTTTTGAGAGTTGCAGCATCAATTCCAACACCCAATTTGGTGAGTGCTGTATTTGATCCATCAAAGCTCTTGGCAACCGCATTTGTGACAGCCTCCAAAGGCTTACCGGTTGCCGCTGCAATTTCTTGGCTTAATGTCAGCAATTCCTGTGCCTTGGTCAAATCGCCTGTGGAACGCAATAGGCGAGACAAGGCCGGCCTAATCACATCATCGGTTGTCGCGGTGGCGATACTTTGTGCGGTTACATATTTGTCAATCCCGGCGATCTGTTCAGCTGTGGCATTGGTGGTGTTGCGAATTGTTTCCTCAAGCTTTTTTTGCCCGGCTTCATCCTCAGCAGCAGCTTTGACGGATGCAACAGCAAATGCACCAATTGCAGCTGCGGCTGCGGCAAATGCCACAGCTGCTTTTTTGCCAAATTCGCCAGCTTGATCACCAAGCGTTTTGGTTGAATCGCCAGCTTTGCCAATATCTTTGGTAAAATTTGCAACATCGGCCAGCAAGGCCAGCTTTAAGGTTCTGGATTGTCCGGCCATGTCACCACTCCTTCAAAATGCGGTCGAAAGCGTTGAGCCATTGACCAATCAAATGAGGCTGTTCAGCTCTGAGTGTTGGATAAATAAACCAGCCGCGTGATCCCCGGCCTTCACGACCTGACCACACCGGGAATTGCTTGAATTTGTTGGATCCGAATTCATAACCGCCCCAAAGCTGTTGAGTGGTACCACCACCAGAAAACTTTTGAGATACAAAGCCAAATGACAGCTCACCAATCTTTGAGGATTTGCTTACGCGCGATCCTTGAGCAATTCTGGATGCGGCTTGATTTGGCCGGCTACTAGCTGCACCAATAATTTTGGATTGCAAATAAGTGGCCAAGCCATTGCTCACGCTTTTGGCTTGCTTTACAGCTTCCTCATCCATGGCTTTGAAAGCTGACAAAACGGATCGCAATTCTTGCTTGTTAAATGCAATCGCTTCCTCAGCCATTTCTTTTCTCCAAAATCTCAATTGCCGTTAATAGATCCTCAGCTGTTTTGAATTCGCTGATCGGTTGCCCACTTGCTATGGCTACCTCCCATAAAATCCGATTTATGCTTCCGGGCTTGTAGCTTTTGGGCTTGCATCACCGACAACAATATCGCTGACAGTTTCACACCAAATTTCAAATGGCTTGACAGGCTTGCCGGCCATTTCTCTTTTCATTGCGTGGTAAGAAAGAAACAACAGATCGGACACGCCCATTTTGTCTTGAGCTTGTCCAATTGTGTTGCCTGTCTTGTTTTCCCATTTTGCCCACTCCGCTGGATGTGCAATGTATGTTTCAGCATTGCCATCTGTGTATTCAATTGTGATTGGTAGTTTCATGCTCCCGATTCCTTTTCTGTTAGCTGATTGTCAAAACAGGTGTTGTGACACAGGTAAATGATAACGAAACTGTTTGTGCATCCGGTGCTGTGCCTCCAGCTGATGGCAGAATCGGCTGAACATCAAAAGCAAATGATGCGCCCGAATCTGCTCCAAAAATTACAGACAAGCCAGTATTTGGCGCGCTTGTTGCAGCTGTCCAAAGTTCCTCACAAAGCGATCCCGCTGCTCCCCAATCGGCAAGCATTTCAACAGCAAATGTGCCTTGCGTATCTGTCGTGAAATAACTTTTTCCATCGAGTGTCTGATATGTATTGATCGTTGAATCGACTGTCAAAGTCGCTGATGTGGCTTGTGCATCGTAATTATCACCAGCAATGGTGAAAGTGATGTCTCTGCCCGTGATGATTGTTGTTGGCATGATTTCTCCTTAGTTGGTGTAATAGGTGCTGACTTGTAAATCGGCCGTGAGGTAT